TCATTATACAAATCTACAACCTTTATGGTGGAAAGAAAATCTATCAAAAAATGGAAGAACTGATTATTATGAATAGTTACCAAAAGGCAACGCACTCTAACCTTTAATAAGAGAAATCCTTATTAAAGGAAAACGGTTAAACCTTTAATAAGACCACTTCCCAAACCGTCACAGCACTCCACACAGGAGTGCTTTTTTATTGTATAATATTAATGTAAGTAAAACACTTCATGAAACTTTGGATGCTTGGTAATCGTCTCACTACTGAGATGTATGAACGTGAAAGATTTATTGAAGAAGCAGATAAATATGGTATCGATTTTTCTTTAGTCTTCGCTGACGAAATCGACTTGATCGTTTCCCGAGATGACCGCAAATCCATTCGATATCGTAATGATATTGTTCCTCTCCCAGACAGTGTACTTGCTCGTACTGGGAGTGGTACTGGTTACTTCAACTTATCTGTTCTCAGACAGTTTGAAAGATTAAACGTACCAACTTTACCAAATTCTCAAGCAATTGAAGCATCGAAGGATAAGATGTATGCTAACCAGATTCTGGCACAAGCAGGTCTTCCTATCCCCAAAACAATGTTGACTAGGTTTCCTTGTAATACTGAGTTGGTTGAGAAACAAGTGGGATTCCCCTGTGTTATTAAAGTAGTTACAGGGTCTCATGGTGCAGGAGTTTACTTGTGCGAAACTCCAAAGCAATTTGAGGATTTATCGGAACTTATTTCTTCTTTGGACTTTAAGAACTCCATGATTGTTCAGGAGTATGTGAAAGAATCGGAAGGAAGAGATCTTCGGGTTATTGTTATTGGTGGTAGAGTTATTGGTGCTATGCAACGTACCTCTACAGATGGTTCATTCAAAGCCAATATTTCCCGTGGAGGTAAAGGGGAACCCTACGATGTTGACGACGAAATGGAAATGCTTGCCATTCAAGTTGCAAAAGTTCTTGACCTTGATGTTGCTGGTGTCGATTTATTATTTCATAACGATGGATATCGAATATGTGAAGCAAACTCGTCCCCTGGATTTAAGGGGTTTGAAGAGGCACTAGGAATTAATATTCCTCAAAAAGTATTTGATTATGCTAAGTTGAGAACTGTATAAGAATGGTCGATCTAGAAACAGTCACAGCACTCCTTTACGGGGGTGGTTTTTTATTGTATAATACTTTTATAATCAATAATATATACATGGATAAAACTTGGCAAGAAGAGTATAAGAAAATAAAGAAATTATCTAAACGTCAGATATATCTTCTCGATCATGGCCCAGATTCGTTGGCATCATCATGGTTGGTTATGGCTATGAAGAATGACTACGAAAAGATCACGGGTAAACACAACAAAAACGATGACTGAACACAGTACACGCCCCCTGTTAAATATGGCAGGGGGTTTCCTAATAGCAATTCTAACTATCTCAATCCCACTATTAATTTTATTATGAACGTCTTCACTGTTTACTCAAAGAACGGTTGTCCTTATTGCACCAAGGTAGTTTCTGTATTACAACTTGCTGAACTTCAGTATGTTGAACTCAAACTGGGTAGAGACTTTGATAAAAATCAATTTTATGCTGACTTTGGACAAGGTTCTACCTTCCCTCAGGTATCAGTTAATGGTAAAACTATTGGTGGATGCATGGAAACTGTTAAATATTTGAAGGAGAATAAGTTGGTGTAATGGTAGAGGAACTATACGAAGTAGTAGAGAAGACAATTGATTACGTCTTCGAAGGTAGATATATGCTTGACATGTATGCATATCTGAAAGACAGCAAGGTCTCTAGAACTGTCGTAGAAGAGTTCCTGATGAGTTGTACTGCCACTGAGGTAAAGAACCTTGTGTTGGACCTTGAAGGGTATCTGGAGGGTGGTAGTGACGAGGTTCACAAACAATTACGTGAGGGTTACGGTCACCTAGGTAAACCAGAGGCAAGAAAGATTAAAAATTATCTTGCTAATATTCTTCATGACGCAGAGAGGTATAAAAATGATAAACGACCTGGAAGAAAACGAAGAGTCTCTAAATAAAGACAACGAATCTCCTAAGATGAATAGGGGATTTGAATTACTACTCAGAAATAAAAAAAGGAGGGACCCACCAAAAACTTTTCAAGTAAAGTTTGGAAAGATGGTCTCCTTCTTCCGAAGAGAGTTCCATTTTTTCTTAGACATACAGTTCGACATAAGAAAAAAGGAGAGCTAAGATGTTAGCAGTCACACTTACATTGTCCACGATTATTTCAATCATGTTCCTTTTGGTGGGAGGAGTGATTGGATATCTTTTAAAAGAATATGTAATCGAAAGAAATTCGACATTCATCCCAACACATCCAGAGATGTTTGATGAAAATGGACAAATCATTCCAGATGAAGTCTTGTCTGTTAGGTTTGAAAATAGTCTTGAGGACTTTGAATCTGAGGATTGACACCATCTAATAAATATTCTAAACTAAATTGAACATACAATGGCAACTAAATCTTTCACTGTGAAAACTAAATTACCTCCCAACCCATTTGTTCATGAGATTCTTGAGTTGGTATCTAAACAAAGAACGAAAGCAAAAAAGATTGAAATCTTACAAGAACATCGATGTGATGCACTCACATCTATTCTGATTTGGAACTTTGATGAGAGTGTTCTGTCAATGCTCCCTGAGGGTGAAGTACCATTCAATAAGAATGAGGCACCTCTTGGTACTGACCACACTTCACTTCGTAAGGAGTGTAGGAATCTGTATCACTTTGTGAAAGGTGGTAATGACGGTCTCTCTAAGACACGTAGAGAGTCTATGTTTATTCAAATGCTCGAAGGTCTTCATCCTGAGGAAGCATCAATCCTGTGTCTTGTAAAAGACAAACGTCTTGGTGCTCAGTACAATATTACTAATGATGTGGTTCGTAAAGCCTATCCCGATATTGAGTGGGGTGGTCGGTCTTGAGTGATAGTATAAAATTTATCCATCAAGATTGTGATCCATCACTTGCACAAGATAGGAGTCTTCCCTACACTGCTTATCTTGTTGAATATCTTCAAGATGGTATCACAAAGTTTGATATTGTAACTTCTAAAAAAAGGGTAGATATCTTCGATCATTATTGGGACAACTACCGTAATGATTTTAAGAACATGACACAAACTGAAGGTCGAATCAATCCCAAACTCTGGGGTGGTGATAAGAAGTCCGAGAAGAAAAGAAAATGAGTAACGGATTTAATGTATCCTTCGAAGGTTTGGACATGAACCAAGATCAGGTTCAAGCCCTCGTCAAAAAATATAAAAAGATCAAGAAGTATCAGAAGTCCAGTCTCTTTGCTGTTAAAACTATGGATGGGACAGAAAACTATGTGTCCCAACTCATTAAGGAAGGTGAAGAATACGGACCACTTGACTAAATATTCAATGGGGTTTATAATAACCCTATCGTTCAACCCTTATGGGTCGCAAGTAAGTCGCGGAACGGAGCGTTCAGTCTATGATTCTCGAACTACTTCTCTTTGCTAAAGAACCAGACATGACTTGCCTTCAATGGAAGGAAGTCGTGGAAACAGTAGAGCAATCAGACTTAACTGAGAAAGATAAAGATGCTTTCCTTAGGAGGATTAAAATTCCTTCAAGGTGCATTAAATCATAGACCGCAAACGACTGAAGGAACGGGTTTTAATTAACCTTAGTATTTCAGGAGAAACACAATGAACACACTTAACATGATTCGTAGGCAGATCAAAAAAGCATCTGCACTTCACGATGCACAAATTCATATGACATCATACCGTGGTGTCAAGTATGAGTGCACTCAAGGTACCGATGAAACACATGGTACATTCTGTTATCGTGGTCATACTTACAGCAAATGATACTTGTCATTTGACGAACAATCTGGTAGACTAGGGGACATAGGTCCCCTTTTTTTATGGAAAAAGACAATCTTAAATTAATCATCAGAAATCTCAGACTTCTACTTGACGCATTGGAGTCGGAGGTGTATTCTGATCCTGGTGCATACGTAAAGACGGAGGAAAACCTTCCTCCACTCCCTGATTACGATGAGGTGTTTGAAGATGACGAATGAGGATTGGAGGTACACGGAGGAGAGAATGAAACTTCGTGAACAGTGTCTTAATGTTTTGTTAAATAGATATGGGAAGGCTAATATTAACGAAACATCATATTCTACACAAGACATTTATGAGTGTGTTGATACTTGGATCTCTCAGGGAAACAAGTTAAGTAATGGAATCGTTGCATACTTCAACGCATACTTCAATCATGAAAACAAAGAAAGCAATTAAGTACATCCTTAAACACCCAGAACTTTTTACAGAAGGTGAGAGACTTTATGTACAAAGGGTAAAAAGAGAACGTAAACAACAAAAGTTACAAAAGAAACATGAATCAAGCGAAACTAATCTCAGTAACTCCTGATGCTGAGCAACACATTGCATACTGTGCACGTGTGTCTAACCCAAACAATCAGGACAATGAGAACTTTGCTGGTCTCTTAAAATATTGTATCAAACATCAACACTGGAGTATTTTTGAACAAGCATTCATGACCCTTGAGATTGAGACTACCCGTGGTCTTGCTGCTCAAGTCCTGCGTCACCGCTCGTTTACATTCCAGGAGTTCTCTCAACGATATGCGAGTACCAATCTTCTCGATACGAATATTCAACTTCCAGAGTTGAGGAGACAGGACACAAAGAACCGTCAGAATAGTATTGATGACCTTGATCCTGAGATTGTTGATAAACTGGAACGTCAGATGGTCACTCTCTTTAGTTCAGCCCAATCATTGTATAACCAGATGTTAGAGGTGGGTGTTGCAAAAGAATGTGCTCGTTTTGTATTGCCACTCGCCACTCCAACAAAGATGTACATGAGTGGTTCTGTTCGCTCATGGATTCATTACATTGAGTTGAGATCTGCTAATGGTACTCAGAAGGAACACATGGACATTGCAAACTCCTGTAAGGATGTCTTCAAGGAACAGTTCCCTGTGATTTCAGAGGCTCTGGAGTGGTAATAAATATACACATTACAATGGAGAAATAAGTTGGCTACGTATCCAGTAAGAAATAAAAAGACTGGTGAAGAGAAAGAGATCCAGATGAGTATTCATGCATGGGATCAATGGCGTGAGGACAATCCCGATTGGGAACGTTTTTATACCCCCGACAACGCTCCTTGTTTGGGTGTTGAAATGGGTGACCCATTTAATAAGATCTACACCAAACATCCAGGTTGGAAAGATGTGATTGGCGCAGCCAAGAAACAACCAGGCTCAACACTCAAACACTACGACTAATTTTATGCCGGCAAAGAAAAAGACAGGTGTCGGAACTACTAACCCAGTTCCATTTGGTATGAGTAATAGGACAATGAAGAGAAAGAAGCCAATCAATCTTGACTATATCAAGAAGGTAGAACCAATTACAGAAAACCAAGAAGTTTTCTTTGAGAAGTATAAAAATCAACAGAACCTGGTAGCATATGGATGTGCTGGTACAGGTAAGACCTTTATCACCCTCTACAACGCCCTTTTGGATGTCTTAGACCCTAAGTCACCCTACGAGAAGATCTACATCGTCAGGTCTCTTGTACCGACCAGAGAGATTGGTTTCCTTCCTGGTGACCATGAGGACAAGTCTTCTTTGTACCAGATTCCATACAAGAACATGGTCAAGTACATGTTCGAGATGCCTGACGACGCATCATTTGAGATGTTGTATAACAACCTCAAGGCACAGGGAACTATTTCTTTCTGGTCTACATCATTCATTCGT